CCAAATCTTTACTTCTCTATTAAGGGCACTCACGAATACATAACAGAAACACAGGCACAGGGAATAAACAACTCTGTTCCTGGATTTACAACTTCTTCAAAAACTCGTCCTCTAATAATCGCCAAGATGGAAGAATTCATCCGTAACCAACTAATTACTGTATATTCTTCACGAATAATCGGCGAATTAAAAACTTTCATTTGGCACAACAACAAAGCACAAGCTATGAGGTCATATAATGATGACTTGGTGATGGCATTTGCAATAGCGTGTTGGGTGAGAGATACAGCACTAACAGTTAATCAGCGAGATATGGAATACAATAAAGCAATGATGTCTTCAATGATAATTTCAAGCAGAGAATTAGATACGACGATACCAGGCATGACTGGTCACAATCGCACCAAGTTGCAAAAGAAACAAGCTCAGGCGGCCCAACAAAACAAAGAATTTGTTTGGCTTTTGAAGGGATAAAGAGATGGCAAGAAGACAAGGAAGAAACCCAAACAACCCAGCGTCTGACTTATTTAAGAGTCTGACAAAGATCTTTTCTGGTCCTATCGTTAACAGGAGGACACAAACGGGAAGAAGGCTTCGCCGAGCCCAGCTAGATAAATATGCATCTCGTTTTAGGTCCGCTAGCGGCCAGCAATTTAAAAGAAGCAACTATCTTCCTTTTGGGAATTTACAGCCTCAAATGATGAACAACCACAATCGCACGGAGCGATATGTGGATTTTGATCAGATGGAATATACGCCAGAGATAGCCTCTGCTATTGATATATATGCAGATGAGATGACGGCCCATTCTGGGCTTGAGCCGATGCTGACTATTAAGTGCCACAATGAGGAGATAAAGGCGATATTAGATACCCTTTATAACGATGTTCTAAATATTGATCACAATCTTTTTGGCTGGGCTCGCTCGATGTGCAAGTACGGAGACTTTTTTCTTTATTTGGATATCGACGATAAGTATGGCATTAGGACATGCATCGGCCTCCCATCTATGGAAATAGAAAGGCTTGAGGGCGAAGACAAGACAAATCCCGATTATGTTCAGTTTCAGTGGAACTCAGCCGGTCTTACTTTGGAAAACTGGCAGATGGGTCACTTTCGTATCCTTGGTAATGACAAGTATGCGCCATATGGCACATCGGTTCTAGAACCGGCTCGCCGTATCTGGAGACAGTTGGTTCTTCTTGAAGATGCAATGATGGCATATCGTATTGTCCGTGCCCCTGACCGAAGGGTGTTCAAAATTGATGTTGGAAACATTCCTGCGAACGAGGTTGAGCAATATATGCAGAAAGTTATGTCTCAAATGAAACGAAATCAAGTCGTTGATGAAGACACTGGCAGGGTGGATCTTCGCTATAATCCGCTTTCCATTGAAGAAGATTTTTTCATCCCAATCCGCGGCGCATCATCAACCGATATCGTGCCGCTGTCCGGGGGAACGCACTCCGGCGACATTGATGATGTTAAATATTTAAGAGATAAACTTTTTTCTGCACTCAAGGTTCCCGCATCCTATCTTACGAACGCAGAAGGCGCAGAAGAAGATAAAACAACTCTTGCTCAAAAAGATATTCGCTTCGCTCGTACAATCCAGAGGCTCCAGCGCTCAGTTGTTTCTGAACTTGAAAAGATTGGCGTCATTCATCTTTATACTTTGGGTTTCAGAGGCGATGACTTGGTTTCTTTTTCGCTTTCACTTGCTAACCCATCAAAACTTGCTGAACTGCAAGAACTGGAACACTGGAAAGCCAAGTTCGATGTTGCAGGCTCGGCAGCTATTGAGGGCTATTTCTCTCGTCGCTGGGTCGCACAGCACCTGTTCAGCGTTTCAGAGGAAGAATTCCTTCGCAACCAACGAGAACTATTCTATGATCGCAAGTTTGATGCAACTCTTGCAGCAACCGCAGAAGCAGTTGGCGAAGCCGCTGCCGGCGGAGCCGGTGGCATGGGCGGTGCCATGGGTGGCGAAGAAGGCGGCATGGGCGACCTTGCTGCCATGATGGGCGGCGAAGAAGCGCCGCCAGAAGAAGGCGGAGAAGAAGCTCCCGCAGAGGAGGGAGAAGAAGGTGGCGAAGAAGGTGGCGAAGAAGATATGCTGCTTGCCGCACCAGACGAAGAGGCCCCTCCTGGTCGCCGAGAAGATGGATATTATACTCCGAACTCAAAAGGCAAGCCTTACTTCCCAGTTGCGCACGACAGAAGAGAAGACGCTGGTCGGGGAAAGAATTATGTGCGATCTGTAACTCCTGAAACAAGCAAAAGAACGACATATCCTGGTTGGAGTGGAGTTACTGGACTAAGATCGGTGGCAAAAGGGCTATTTGAAGAACAAGAATCTATTTATGAAGGAAAGGAATTGCTCGAAGAGAGAAAGATTTTTGAAAAGAATCATGAAGTCAGAAGGCTGGTTGAAGGCCTAGAGAATTTGGAGCGAACGAAAAATGAAGCTTAAACACAATAAAAAAAGAAATACAGCTTTTGTATATGAAGCTCTTGTTAGAGAGGTCGCCAAAGCGGTCATCAAAAAAGACGAGAGCAGAAAGAGTTTAATTGTTAAAATTATTAAAGAACATTTTGCGCCCAATAGTATATTGGCGAAAGAGTTACAGCTTTACAAAGCATTAGAAGAAACAAAAGGTTTAGATGTTTATACTGCCGAAAGACTAATAAAAGAAGCACGAATAGACTATCACAAGCTCAATAAAGATGATATATTTAAAAGTCAAACAAAGATGATAAATATTATCAACAAGAATTTGACATCCGAAGTGTTTTCTAATTTTGTCCCTAACTACAAGAACTTGGCAACAATATCTCAAATTTTCGGAGATGATGTTGCCACCAAAGAAAGAGTTCTTCTTGAAAGAAAGCTTCTTGGCGCCATGGTAATGAAAGAAGGAGCGCCAGCAAAGTCAAAAAACATGCCGCACATAGATGGTTTGGTTTATAAAACATTCGTTAAAAAGTTTAATGAGAAGTACGACAAAGAACTGCTACCAGAACAAAAGCAGCTTCTAAATTTATTTCTGACATCTTTCGCAGATAATGGTGTCGAGTTCAAAATGTTCTTGAGCGAAGAAGTCGGGAGACTAAAGAATAGTATAGCAAGTGTCTTGAAAGAAGATAATTCTGATATCGACAATGACATGAGAGACAAGACAAAGTTGGTTCTAGAAAAGCTCGAAGAATTCAAAAAGACTAAGATCGACGAAAGCATGGTAAAGGGAGTTCTTAAAATACAGAGCTTGGCTTCCGAGGTATTGTCATGACAATAAAGGTGACTGTCGGAGGAGCAGAAGAACAGCCGCAGACATCTGAAGAGAAAGATTCTCCCATTGTTGCCAATGTGAAAATGAAGATGCGACGCGCAATGAACGGCGACATCATGGTGTTTGATCATGCAGACATTGATATTGTAATGTCTCCCACGACAAGCAAGATAGTTGTTTTCGCAAAGGAGGCGATGAGTGATATGGTATATGGCGCTCAGGATCGCCTGTTTAGTTTTATGTCAAAGAAAGGAATAGTGGATAGAGCATCCGTGCAAGCCGGAAATGTATATGGCTCTATGGAGGGGACAATATTGTCTGGGGTGGATCGAGATTCTTTCCGTATGGCACTAATCAATATGTCAAAATGGATTGATGAAGAGCGTCCCTATTTTGAGTTTGCTGAAAAATTTGGAGAATTGGCTGTCGATAGGTTTACTGATCCAGATCAAGAAGAATCGACAGAGCTTGGCGAGGTTCCACACGAAGAAGTAAAGGGCAACTTGCGTCCTGGTTATAACTACGGCCCTTACTGGCAAAACTATACTTATGAATAGGGGATAAGTTGGAACTTATATATTTCATTCTCGCAGCTAATGGGATGACTCAGCTACTATGCTTTGCTACCATTTTTGATAAGATCCGCCCCAAACATCACTTCTTCCATTGCCCAATGTGTGTGGGCTTTTGGGTGGGAGTTTTTTTGTGTGGAATAAACGGATGGACAGAACTATTTACTTTCGAGCATACTGTCGCTAACTATTTTATCTTGGGCTGTATAAGTTCGGGAACATCTTATGTTTTCAATATGATATTCGGAGACTGTGGGCTCAACATTCAACTTTCAGGAGAAGAAAATGCGAAGAATGAACATTCCACCAGTTCGTCGTTGTTGTAAAGGCTCTTAGCTCGTGCGGGTTGCGCCCGCTTTTTATTTTTTT